GGACAATTCGATCAGGTGATCCTGCTTGTTGTAGTTCACCACCAATGCTTCAGGGATGCAGGCCAATAGGCCAGACGGCCCCTCAAAGCAGGTGAACTTCAAGTCGCCGCTGGTAGGTGCCAAAACGATGCTCATCGTGTTTGAGTGCGTCCATGCCCACCACCAGAGTGCCTCGGCGGCACTACGCGTCTTGCCTGCACCTCGCCCCGCAAGCATTAAAAAAACCGTGTATTCAATTTTCAGGTCAGGAGGCACTTGATAAGGGTGCGCCTGCTCTATCCAAGCGGCGTGAGCAATCTTTGCGATGCGATCATGCAGAGGGTAAGCGTTGAACTCCGCCTTGACCTCTGGGTCTTCCAGCATCTCAGCCAGCACGTTTCTTTATCTCCATGTTGCGAATGATCTCAAGGAACTTGTCAGCAGATGCGTCCTCAGTCTTAATGGCGGCTCCACCCTCCACGCCCTCTACAGCCATGCGGTCACCATACTTCTTAGGTCTTAGCTTGGCGGCTGTCCACTTGCGCGCCTCAATCCTGTTCTTCTGCCACTGGATGTAGGTCAAGTCCAGACTGGTGCGACCCTTCTCATCGGTGTACTCAGGGGGCATTTCATCGGCGATCTCTAAGATTTCATCGGCGTTGGTATCGGCTTGTTCCTCTCTTGCGCGTGCGTATTGCTCCGCGAAGGAAGGCTGGCGCAACAACCAATCGTATATCGTACTCTGCGCAGGAAGCACTCCAGTCGTATCAGCCTTCAGTATCTGACGCAGACTCATTCCCTCACTCAGTCCTATGCAGATCATGTCTGCTACCTTCTGGTCGAATACTCTGCGTGGTGTTGGCTTGGGTTTATTTGCGGGCGTAGGAGCCTTCGTGGCCTTTGCGGCTACCTTGGCCTTACCAATGGCTTTTGCGGCCTCCTGTGCCGCTCTGGTGTTCTTAGCGGGCCTGTTTGGCCCCTTCGGTGTTTCTGGCATGACCCATAGTCCCCATAAAGTGAATTGATCGCAGTGTAATCGATTCGCTTTTGTGGCGCTACTAAAACGACTGGGGGCTGATCCCCATGCGCGTTAGGTCGTTAGGTTTTGTTAAGGCAACCTCAACGCTACCGTTAAGGCTTCTTACCCTCGTGACATAACTTCCTAACGTATGCAGTGGACTCTTGTGTGTCGCACTCATCCTCTGTCAAAGTAAAGTCTGGCACCCAAACCATCAAAAACAAAATCACTGTGAAGAGTATAGCGATTGTGATCTTTTGAATCAAGGTCTCGTCGGGTAGCTGTTGGCTAGGTAGGTCTTTCATCATGTCGTCAATCTCCTGTCTGTTCATCGTCGTCCTCCTGCTCGATTTCAAAGGCAGTGTGCTGGGCCTCCCAGTCACGTTGAATTTTGCGCAGGCGCTCCTCCTCTGCGCGTTGCTCTGGGGTGATAGCCTCCCACTGCTTTAACAGGTCTGCCTGCACCTGATCCATTAGGCTTCCCATATTCATGCTGTCACCTCTTTGTTTAAAATTGCTTGCAAGCCAGCCAACAACTGCTGGGCCTCGTCACGAGTCATGGGCGTGAACATCGTGGCACGTTGACCTTGCAGATGCAACCACACGCCGCCGTCGTCCCACTCGCAGGCTGTTACGCGCACACCCTCTTGGGTGTTGACTACTACTTCAATTTCGTTTGACATATCGATTCGCTTTCGGTTGATTATTGATTTGGTTGTGGGGGCCGAAGCCCCCTTCGTCTTACTGCTTGGCCCAGTACCCGTAAACCATGCGCTCGGTGCAGTCCCATGCGTCGTTGGCAACGCCGTCAATCACCGCCACAAAGTGACGAGCCTGCTTGGCAATGACCACGCCTGTGAGGTCACTGCAACGCGCCTTGCGGCCTGCAAACTGTGGTGCCTTCATCCACACAAAACCGTAACGCTTCAGCACCTCAGTGTAGACATCCTTCATCACGCCGTTACGAGCAGACTTTGCGCGACCGTTGTCGGCGTTAGCTTGGGCCAGTTCCTTGTACACGGCGCTGTAGTCAAGGTTCAGTGCGATTGCCATTGCACGGGCACCGCAGTCGCCTGCTGTACCTTTGAAGCCTGCGGCCTTGCGGCCTCCATCGTTGTATTGATATTTCATTTCGCTTTTCTTTCACTGTTTGCTGACTATGCGGATTTGCTGTGTCAGTGACGTTAGTATAAGGCACAATTAAACAAGTCAACAGGTTTTATAAAAATATTTTCTAAGGAAAACCCTAATAGGGGCCGTAGCCCCGTTTGGTTTAGATTTTCTTAAAGGCGGCGGCTGAATAGAACTTGCCGTCAACGTAGATGCGTGCAGGGAACTGGTTGAACAGCTTGCCCTTGACTGACACGTTGATAATTTGGTTTTGCTCGATCATTACTTTTTTGTCACCCTTCATGCCAGTGATGCGAAAGTTTGCGCCGCTGACGCGAAGCACCTTGCTGTCTGTCAACTCGCCAGCCTTGACGTTCACCTTGGCGATCAACTCGTCTGCAAACAACTCAGCTTGCCCTTGAGCGTACTCAGCCATGTTGTCTTCGCACAAAACGATCTCGTCGTCCATGCGATTACCAAGGCGCTTTGTGCATGGGCGCACGGTCAAAGACCAAAGGCTGTAAGACTTGCTGTTGTACACGCCACGGAATGTTGGGCCAAAGATTTCATGCAGGCGCTTGAACTGGTGTCTAACGCTAGAAATAATTTGGCCTTTGAATTCTGCTACCAATTCGTTTTTAAGTTCTGTGTTCATTTCGCTGTTTTCTTCGCTGTAATCGACTGTGCGGTATTGCTGTGTCGATGGTTAAGTATAACTCTAAATTAAACAATGCAACAATTATTTTAAAAATAAATCTAGGGATTTTCCCTAATATGCGTTAGCGTCCGCCAAAACCTGCTTGTGATCGGCCTTGGCCTCCTCCACCAGCCGCTGATACTCGTCCTCTGGGACGTCCACTGTAATGTCTTTGCTGTAGTCGTTAAACACAAACACCTCAAAGCACTCAGCGTAGTCAGGCTCATGGGGGTAGTTCATTTCCGCTTGGGTGTAGTTGTAACCCACGGTCACATCCTGCACGGTCTCACCCTTGTCGTAAGAGACAACGTCTTGAAAAGTACGATCTAAAGTTGATGCTCTCATTTTGATTCTCCTTACGCTGTTAACAATGAAGCCAGATGCTCTGGGGAGCCTTCGCGATACACGCCGCCAACGAAGGCGTAGTAGGTCACGCCCTTGGCGCTCATCAGCACGCCCACTGCTGGGTGCAGGTCGGTGCGGGGGATGAACTTGGCGCGGCGGGCATTTTCTTTGGCATGACGCGCTTCAAACGCATCGTTCTCGTTGCGCTTCTGGGCCATTACGTCTGAGAGGTATTTCATTTTGATTTCCTTCGCTGTTAGTCTTGGAGTACACGGAGGTCAGGGGTCAGACGTACACGGTTGCCAAGTTCATCCCAACCAAAAGCAATTGCATTGGTAACTACGCGAATCTGACCAACACGGTTTGTCAAAACTAATTTGTGTGTTTTTGGCAAGCAAGCCCACAAGTTACTAATACCGTTGGTTTGTGCAGTAGCAATGAAGTCTGCAATAACCATTTGTTGTTTGCGTGAAGTTGTTGAGTAAGTCATTTCGCTTTTCTTTCGCTGTTGTAGCACCGAGAAATTCAGTGCTTGATGTAATTGTAACTTAAACAAAGGGGTGGTCAAGCCCCTTTGTAAAAATATTTTCTAAGTAGTTTCCCTTAGAACCCGTAATTCTCTGCGCAGATGGGGCCAATGCCACGAGCGATGCTGTCACTGTCAGTCAATGCACGACCACAGATCGAACAGGCACCGAATTTCATGCCGTAGGCTACAGCGGCCTGCTTGGGGTCGCTAGAGACCGCTACGATGCGTTCTGCGGCCTCTGTGGTGCAGTCGCGTGATGTGAAGAGGCGACCACCCATGACCTTGCCCAAGTACAGGCCGTCTTCTTTGTTTTTGATGTAGATAGCGCCAGCGTTATTGCTTGTCTCGCCAGCAGGGCTAAACACAAATGTGTCAAGGCGCAACTTAGGGCGCTTCACGCCTGCTTGCTTGGCGTTGTTAAATGCCACCTCGATAGCCTCGACGGTCACCACTGGGGCTGACTCAGCGCGTGCGACTTGCTCTGTAGCACGAGCGGCTTGGCGCTGTGCATCCTGCACGGTTAGGCGCTGGACGGTTTCCATTTGGCGCTCTGTCAAGTGACCATACTTGTTAAGGGCGTCGAGCATAGACTTGGCAAACTCAAAACGTGGTGCGCTAGATTCCATCCACGCGGCCTCGGCTGGGTTAGCTTCTTTCCACTCTGCAACCTTAGTGGCCTGCGCATCAGCCTTGGCTGTAACGCGGCGCTCGGCGCTGGCCTTGGCCTTCATGCGTGTGGCTGGGCTGGTCTTGAAAGTCATCTTGCCCTTGCCCTTGCAGGCAAAGCATTCGCCAGAGCGGACGTTGATGTAACCGAAGGTATAGCGGCCAGTGCCTTTGCACTTAGGGCAAGCCTGCTCGAAGTAAGCCACCTCAGAGGTAGCGGCCTTGGCTGGTGCGCCAAAGTCCAAGTCGTTTGACATATCGTCAAAGGGGTTAGATGTTGTGTTCATAATTCGCTCCTGATTCGCTGTTACTGCGATGTTGCAGTGTTGTAAGTGTAACCGCAAATTAAACGAGTCAACAACTATTTTAAATTATTTTCTAAGTATTTTCCCTAATGTCTTCCAACACCATACCGTACCCATTGATTCCCTCTGGGACGACCACGCCGTACCGCCGCACCAGCGGATTGCGCTTGAAAGGCGTGTAGTCCACATGATGATGCCAACGATTAAACCGCCAAACCACCTTTGCTACATCAGGGTGCAGGCGCTCTAACATCTGAGACTTAGGCAGTGTGCCC